GTAAAAAGTAAAGTGGTACGTGATAATGAAGTGTTAGTGAATTGGGGCATTGATGAAATGCACGCACTTCGAGCGTTGAGCATAAACGTACCTTCCCCTATTCATGGGCAGTATACGTGGACAGGTAAGTATGACCCCTTTGCACACCAGAAAAAGACATCTGCATTTCTGACTATGAACAAAAAATCTTTTTGTTTTAACGAACAGGGTACAGGTAAAACGGCTAGTGCGATATGGGCGGCAGACTTCCTACTCAAACAACGTAAGATAAAACGCGTACTTGTCATATGTCCACTATCAATAATGGATAGCGCATGGCGTGAAGACCTGTTTACATTTGCACCTCACCGTACTGTAGATATAGCTCATGGGGTGTCAAAAAAACGTAAAGTTATCATTGAGCAAGGAGCAGACTTTGTCATAATAAATTATGACGGAGTAGAGATTGTATCAAAAGAGATAGCTGAAGGTGGCTTTGATTTAATTATTGTAGACGAAGCAACGCATTACAAGAACGCACAGTCCAAACGTTGGAAAACATTAAACAAACTTATTAACGAAGACACTTGGTTGTGGATGATGACAGGTACACCTGCCGCACAGTCCCCACTGGATGCGTATGGGTTGGCTAAACTCATTGACGCTACCACTGTGCCAAGGTTCTTTGGTTCGTTTCGGGATATGGTCATGCGTAAAATCACTCAGTTTAGGTGGATAGTTAAACCCGAAGCTACTGACCTTGTGTTTAACGTGTTACAACCTGCCATAAGATTTACAAAGGAAGAGTGTCTTGATCTTCCTGACATGACGTACGTAAAACGTAAGGTAGAGTTAACGCGCCAACAGCAAAAATATTATGATATGCTAAAGAAACGCATGACGATGGCTGTGGATGGTGACGAAGTTACCGCAGTGAACGCCGCAGTTGTTATGAATAAGCTACTGCAAATATCGGCAGGGGCTGTATATACTGACGAAGGGGACACCCTAGAGTTTGATATTAAGCATAGGTATAAGGTGTTACGGGAAGTCATAGACGAGAGTAGCCAAAAAATACTTGTATTCGTACCTTTCAAACATACCATTGACATACTAACAGATAAATTGCGTAATGACGGAATTACCACCGAGGTTATTCGTGGTGACGTACCTGTGTCTAGGCGTACAGATATATTTAAACGTTTCCAAACAACGAACACCCCACGCGTATTGGTTATACAACCACAGTCAGCGGCACATGGGGTTACGTTAACTGCGGCAAACACCGTAGTGTGGTGGGGGCCGACACCCTCTTTAGAGATTTATGCTCAAGCAAACGCAAGGGTACATCGTACAGGTCAAAAGCATCCCTGTACTGTCGTACAGTTACAGGGGTCTGCCGCAGAAAAGCGTGTTTACTCACTTCTCGACAAAAGAATAGACGTACACACAAAGATGATAGATTTATACAAAGAAATACTTGACTAGCTTATTACTAGCTACTAGAGTGTAATTCTCGTTAGTGTAGGAGAACGTAAAATGAGCATCGATGAAGACATACCCGCGGACAAACTCACTAAGGCGTACATAAAAATACGCGCTGAACGAGCATTGTTGTCTGCAGAATTTAAAGAAAAAGATGGAACGTTGGTACGCCAACTCGACACCTTGAAGAAAGCACTTTTAGACTACTGCGATTCGCACCATGTCGAGAGTGTAAGAACCGCCGAAGGGCTGTTTTTTAGGTCTACTAAAACGAAATATTGGACAAGCGATTGGGATCACATGTACGAATTTATTGCCGAACATAATGTACCTCAGCTTCTTGATAGGCGTTTGAACCAGACTAACATAAAACAATTCATCGAGGAAAACCCTGATGTTTCTCCCAAAGGGATGAACGTCGATACCGAACATGTTATATCAGTTAGGAAGAAATAATGGCAGAACCATTTGTAAATATAGAGGAGTTGTCAAAGCATTTTGCAGTGTCAATTTCTACTATTCGAGCGTGGGTACGGCAGGGGCATATCCCTAAGTCCACGTATATAAAGATCGGCACCACATACCGATTTAACAAAAACTCAGTAACAGACGCGTTAACTAAAGCCGCGCAAGACGTACATGAGCAACCGAACACGGATCAGCTTGAATTTGATTTTAACGCTGATGACGATGTGTAAAAAAGCCAGAAGGAGAACAACATGGCAGAGACTTATATTATTGAAAACGTAGAAGCACTATGGCCTAAGATCGACAAGACGTATACGTTCGATCAAAGCGTAAAACGTAGTGTACCTTGTGGGCCAAGAGATCAGGGTGCAGATTTTTCCATTGCATTCCGTATGGGTAGCGCAACGGCAAAAGCGTTGTTTGTGCAAATGAAAGACGCGTATGACGCTAACAAAGAACCTAAGTGGGTAGATAAGTTAGTTAATCCGTTTGTTAAAGATGACAACGGCACATACACGCACAAGGCAAGCTTAAAAGGTGCTTACAAAGGCGAAGTTACTAACAAACCATTGCAAGTGGATTCCCAAGGCACACCGTTGCCAGATGATTTTCAACTAACAACGGGTAGTACGGTTAGTATAGCTGTGCAGTTAATACCTTATGACTTTGGTGGTAAACAAAGTGTGTCGCTACGACTAAAGGCTGTACAGGTTATTAAGTATGTTCCTATGGAAGTACGTAATCCGTTCGGTGCTGTAGATGGTGGCTTTGTTATGGAAGACGCTAATCCTTTTGCCTCTACACCAAAAGTTGTGAAGAGTAACAATGTGTTAGATGAAGCACCTGCAGACGACGGTTTTGATGAAGAGCCAGTTAAGAGAACCGCAACTAAAGCGGCACCTGCTCCAGTTAATGCTACTGACATAAGTTCCATTGTCGATAACTGGGACGACTAATATTTCTACACCACGGCTATTAATTTAGTCGTGGTTAATCTTTCGACATTGGGTGGTATCAATGAATACAAAAAGTTTTTTAGAATTAGTGCTAGGGCACGAGGGGCACTACTGTGTGTGGGCTAACAGAACCGCAGGAGGAGAAGCTCCAGAGATAAAGCAGAAGTTTTATTCTTCTGTAACAGAATTAGTAGACGCGGCTGAAGAGTTTGACCACAACGGTTGGAACGCTTTCTTTGCACTGGCGACGTACGAAGAATCAGGTTCGCGTAAAGCAGATAACGTTAAGTGGATGAAGTCTTTCTTTTTAGACTTAGACTGTGGCCCGAACAAGGAGTTCGATACGCAACGCGTGGCGCTACAGGAGTTACAGGCGTTCTGCAAAGAACACAAACTACCAAGACCTACGATTATTAACTCTGGGCGTGGTTTGCATGTGTATTGGATTTTATCACGGGCTATAAGTAGAGACGAGTGGTGGCCTGTGGCAGAGCGGTTAAAGAAACTGTGTGAGGATAGTGGTTTTGAAGCTGATCCCTCAGTTACGTCTGATGCCGCTAGGATTTTACGTGTACCTAGTACACATAATTACAAGTACGACCCACCACTAGATGTAGCGTTTTTTGGGATTTCACCGCCTGTTCCTATAGCTTTTGAGGTTTTCTCTGATTTAGTTGGGGATGCCCCGATACCAGTACCCAAGAGATACGAACCCCCAGCGTTAAGCGCATTTAAAGATGCTATGTACCAAAACCAAAAGGGTAGCTTTCAGAGGTTGTTGGATAAAAATACCAACGGTACTGGGTGCGTGCAGATAGATTACATAATAGAGAACCAAGATACAGTACCGCACGATCTTTGGCGGGCAGGTTTATCCATTGCTAACGTATGCGAAGATGGCGACATGGGTGCGGAGTTGATGTCTAGTCAACACGATGATTACAACCTCACGGCTACGTTGCGTAAGATGCAGGATACAGGAGGGCCGCAATACTGCAATACGTTTGAAAGGTTGAACCCGACAGGTTGCGGAGGTTGTCCTAACAATGGTAAGGTATCTACCCCTGCGATGTTGACTAAAGAGATAGCGGAAGCAACTCCAGAAGATAACATACTAGAGGAAGCTTTTGGCGATACAACAAAGATGGTAGAAATACCTACGTTTCCTAGGCCATACTTTCGAGGACAGAACGGAGGTGTATACTTACGTGGCACAAACGCTGACGGTGACCCAGAAGAGGTGTGCGTATATCACTACGACTTTTATGTTACACGTAGGTTGCATGATGTAGAGTTAGGTGAAGTAATAGCGTTTGCGTTACACTTGCCAAGAGATGGGGTAAGAGATTTTATTGTACCTTTGTCTTCGGTGACGGCACGAGAAGAGTTTCGTAGGCATATGTCTATGCAAGGTATAACTACTTTTGGGAAGGATATAGATAAACTAATGTTATACACAGCCGCATGGATTAACGAATTACAGCAAACAACCAAGGCTAGTGAAGCGCATCAGCAGTTTGGTTGGGTTGACGATAATAAATTAGACGCGTTTGTGTTAGGCGATAAACTAATTACTGCCGATAGTATAGAGTACAACCCGCCTTCGGCAAAAACCGCAGGTTACATAGAAAGACTTACCCCTAAAGGTACACAAGAGGGTAGCAAAGAAGTTTTTGATTGGTATGATCGTGACGGTATGGAACTACAACAGTTTACTGTATGCGGGGGGTTCGGTTCTGTATTGATGCCTTTTACAGGTTTATATAGTCTAGGCGTACATTTGTTTGGTAAAACAGGTGCGGGTAAAACAACTGCCATGTATGCCGCTACTTCTATATGGGGTGACCCACGTGGGCTAATAGGTACAGGGGGAGATACACCTAACTCGAAAATGAACCAAGCAGAACTTTTCCACAGCATACCTATGAACACAGACGAGATGACGAATTTTACCCCTAGACAGTCATCACAGTATTCATACCAATTATCTGAAGGGGTACAGAAAAACCGTATGGCAGGTGGGGGTAACTACGAACGTGTTAGGGGTAAGCCTTGGAGATTGTTGGCTTTTTCTACAGGTAACACAAGCATGTACGCGCAAATGTCCATGTTCAAAGGCGACACCAAGGCAGAAATGCAACGTTTACTTGAACTTAGAACAGACGAAATGCCTAGACTTAAAATCAGCACTAAGGAAGGGGACAAACAGTTATTAAACGTGCAAAATAACTACGGGTATTTTGGCCCTATATTTGTGCAGTATGTGATAAACAACAGAGAAGCTGTATTGGCTAGGTACAAGGTCATAAAAGAAAAGTTAGACGAGCGAGCAGGGTTAGATAGTGTAAATCGTTTTTGGTCTGGTGGTTGCGCGGCTATACTTACTGGGGCTTCAGTAGCTAAAGAAATAGGTATAATAGATTACGACTTGAAGAAGTTGTATCACTGGGTAGCGTCTATATTGATAAAGGTTAAAAACTTTGTCGATGATAGCACAGCATCTGTACAAACATTAGTAACTGGCTACATGACTGAGAACTGGAGCAACATCTTAAAGATAAAAAGCACACAAACATCCGCAGGGCAAGATGGCGTAGCCTCTATGGTTATACCTGAACAAAACCCGCGTAACACATTCGTTGCACGTTTTGAACCAGACACGCAGATGCTATTTATTGTGCAGAATCATTTTCAAAAATGGTTAGGTGAACAAAGAATAGATCATGTTAGCACTGTTCAAGGTATGATTGAACAGATGGGCGCAACGAAAGTTAAGAAACGGTTGGGTAAAGGCACTAACTTTAACTTACCTCCTATATGGACGATTGCCGTTAAACTAGATGGAGTGAGTGGTGTACCAGAAACCTCTGAAGATTGATGATTTAAACCCTGATAAGATAAAAATTATAGTGTCGTGGGATGATATGGTGATCGGCGCATCAGTTTTTATACCCTGTATAGACACACAAAAAGCTAAAGAACAGGTTCAAGAGGTAGCGGAACGCAACTTATGGCAGGTCACTGCACGTGTTCGTATAGAAAATGAAATGTTTGGGGTTCGTATTTGGAGAATTGTGTGATAACTTACATGTGACAAGCAGAAAAACTTGTCGTTCTCCGTTCTGAACTCCCCCGACTGGCTAGGTTTCGCACTGCGACGTCGGGGGTTTTTTATTTGTCATAGCCTTCACGGAACTCTTCAAGCGTTTTTCTGTACGTAGGGCTTAAAGTAATACCGTTGTACTTCGCCATAAGCTTTGATGTCTCTCTGTGTTTCTTTAAAGAACGTTCTAAGTAGTCGTTGTCTATTTCTGCTTCTGGGTGTCTTGCACTAAACTCCCGCATTTCTTTTCTAATTTTTATTTGTTCAGGGAAATCACCTACACGCATAGCCATGTATAATTTTTTAGAAAGTTTTGAACGTTTTTTACCAACAGCAATATCTATACCCTTAGTGATATTGTTTTGCTCTTGTCGAAACGTCAACTCCGTTGGCTGTATACCAAAGAATAAAGCCGCAAGTTCACCACCAGTTATATCATCGTATATGAAATCACCTCTACGGGTTTTAACACCTTCTGTTTGGTAACGCCCAAAAGGCGACGCACGGAGCGCGTTTGCTAAACCCGCGGGTATTATACTTTCTATACCACGTTCAATCTCACCGTTCCATAAATCTGTACCCCCACGTACCAGCCTGTTTGCAACGCTAAGTGCAGGGCCACCTAGGTAGAACCCTATATTTTCTTCTAACGATGGGTCGTTATTATATCTGTTTTCTTGTATAAGAAGTCCAGTTAAAGCCATACGACTTGCAACGTCCATACCTGTCATCTGGTTTACCGCGCCTTTGTACCAACCCTCACCTACGTACCGCCTTACAATAGTGTCGAAATCTTCTTCTTCGTCGTCTAACATAAACAAGTTAACCATTAAACGTACAGCTCCGTATAGCGGTAGTCCTTGTATACCTGCGAAGAACAATGCACTCCCGTGTATACCAATAAGTTGTTTCCACGCGGTTTTGCGTTCAATAGAACCTTGTTTACCAAACAACTTACCTTTGTCACTATCAAACGCAACTTTTGCAGTTTGGAACATTACGTAGTACATTTGCAGTCCATAGCTTTTATACATACCTGCAACGCGCCCAATGTCTTTATTTAGTAAACTAGGAGCTGTTTCTAAGAATGTACCACCGTTAGTTTTTTGTGTGTTGTAGATCGCGTCTTGTACTGCTTTCTCTATATTCTTAGTACCAGTTTGAGCATCCAAGGCTAGGTTAAATGACGCCATAAGCGTTACTTGTCTGTTTAGTTGTTCGCCGTGGTTAAATAGCCATGCAGATAGTACGGACGCGTTGTCCACTATACGTCCAGCCAAGTTGCCTTTTTTAGCGGGACTAGCTTCATTTAAACCCATAGCCTCTGCGAGATAACCTTGACCTAATAGTCCACGTTCTGAAGCGGTCTTTACAAGTAAAGTCATACGTTTTAACTCGGCTTCTTTTCCTGCAGGTAGGTCTAAGCCTT